GCGGCTTGCTCTCGGTTTGTTGTGCGTCGTGTTGCATGTCGGGCTCGAGTCTGTTGAGTTTGTTTTCGGTATGTGATGTGTAAGCGTAATGCAAGACAGACTCCAGAAGGGCCTCCCGTCCGTTGCCACACTGGACTCCCTATTCAATTCCTTTACACACTGCGCTTCAACGCTTTGCCATCGCCTTTCGTGTTGCAGGTTTTGGGCGCGTTGATATCACCAAGTTTCCTTGGATTAGCCCCGCATCATGCGAACGATGAACGACCGTGATTCTTGCCAGTTGTAAAGGTTTTACTTTCTATCAGACCTTGCCATGAGTGCAGCGCATAGCACCGCTAAAGCCAATGCAAGCCACACTGTCCGGCTCATGGCATCTCCCGCTTTAAGGCTTCATGCGCTAAGACAAGCGCGTCTTTAAGCTCTTCTAGCTGCTTTGTTAATGCGTCTATTTGACGGACTGCATGGTCACGCTCTCGAGCGATCGCGGTCATGTGATCGTGAAGTCGGTCGTATTCTTGGTCAGGGTTTTTCATTGTGTTATCCGTTTAAGTTTGACAAGTGATTGATTTTGTCTGCAATGTTTTTTACTGCCCAGCGCAATCGGCTATCTACTTCGTCTTTGCCAATGAAGTCATGCAAGCCGTTTAACTGCTCTAGCGCGTCAAGGATTGCTTTTAGGTCATTAATTTCTTCTGTGATCGTTCTCATAGTTTCATCCTGTCAATCAATACGCGACACTGTCCCGATGACAAAGTCTCCACCACTACATCATCCACGCCAAGCGTCTTGTGAATAAACTCAAGCAGCTGAAAGTCATCCCATGCTTTACCGCGCGCAAGGCTCTTTAAAAAGGCGATCTGTTTAGGTGTAGCGCCGCCGAATGTGTCCGGTGCAGGGGTGCTATTTACGCGATTTACTTTCTCCATCTCGGTAGATGATGCGCGCTCTCCTGTATGTCCGAGTGGGCCGTTACTGATTGCGCGTCCCACACTTGATGTCTCGCAATTCTCTAGGAACGATGTTTTATTAACTGGGGAATTACCCATAACTTCTTCTGCCCAGCCTTGCGAGATTATGCGTCCGTCGTTGTCTAAGCATTCGCATCGGAAGATCACCGTAGAGGCGTCGTAGTGCATCATGGTCGTGATGATCTGTCCGTGTGGGTAGGCAGTCCAGAAGCGTTCTAGGCGCTGTGCAACGGTCTCATAGAGCGATAGGTCAAAGTGTGCCATTAGCGCGCCTTCCATACGATTGCCATGTTGCCCGCAAGCGTTGGACGCTCTAGATCTGTGGCGTAGACAAACTTGTCTTTGACTAAGGATCCTCGAGTCGGTCTGACAGTGTTGCCAGAGATGCCCAGTGCGCGCTCAATCTCTTCATCTGTCGCGCCGCCTGTCTGCTTTAGGTACTCATAGACGCGCCTGCGCTTTGAGCCTGATTTAGGCAGTGCGCGCAGAGCTGCAAGGGCGGAAGTGGGTTTTGCGCTGGGTGAGATGATGACGATGTTTCGGTCTATTGCAAGTTCTTCACGGTATGCGCCGAGTCCGCGTGTAGGTGCGAAAAGTTGTAGGTCGCTCATGCGCTTAACTTCTTAATGCAATTTATCGCCGCGCGAATCACGCTTGCATTAAATCGATTTTGTTCTCCGCCGATTGTCATGTGTGCGTCATACATCAAAGTCAATTCATCAAGAAGAATTGAATGATCTTCTAGTCGATCTATCGGGCGCGCTGGTTTCATAATGTCGTCTACGAACTCTTTGAATACTTTGTTGTATTTGTCGGAATAGTTTTCGGGATACATCTTTCTTGTCTCCTGTGTAATGCCAGTTTCGGGATAGGACTCTTCGGTCACTTCGGAAGGTTCCAAGGTGTCCATTTAGAATTATGCCACACTGCGAGAGCGGCGGTGAGGTTTATGCGTGGATCAAATAGTTCGTCGCACACTGTCAAGATCCCTTTCGCTTGTAGCCATCCTTGGGGCCAGTATGCCGAAGGGGTGCACCAGAATGAATTAATCTGCATGAGTCCGTAGGACTGACCGACCGTGTCTTTGCGATTGTGCGCTTTTGCGAGGCACCGTGACTCACGCTTTAAGACGCGCATCAAAGTCGGTGTCTCTTTTGCAGGCCATCCAACACTTAAGGCGAGGTGTAGAGCTTGCGCGCAAGCCGTAGCCGGCGTAGTGACAGGGGGTGTTACTACGACTGGCAGTGTCCCTAGTGGGATCGTGGCATAGGCGGTCACGGCACTGACTCTAGACATGCTCTCAGGCGGCTTAGAAGCGTCCCAGAGGAGCACAAAAGGACATAGCCCTATAGTTACCCATGCAAAGAATTTAATCGTTAAATAGCTCATTTTCTAAAGTCCAATTCTGTAGGGACGCCCCAGCTATCGCCCGCGAGAGTGCGGAAGGCGATCTGTGCGCGGATGATTGTGTGTGTGTCTTCATGGCGAAAGATCTGGACAAGGATCTCTTGTCCGTTGTCAAGGTTGCATCGCCCTACTTCGTAGATAAAGACTTTCGGCTCGGTCATAATTTCACTCCTATCGTCGGTACTTCGACCATAGAGGATCGGTGCGCGCTATTGGGGGATTTCGGCAAACACTCTTTGAAAGGCTTGTCGGACAAGGACTGGAGAGTCTGCCATTGCGGGCGAGATCTCAAAGTGGCACCATGTTCCGCCCGGTGCACCGTGAATTGTGGGCTTGGAGTATTTGCTCCAGCGTTGTCGAGTGCACTGCCATCCGCGTCCGAAGGGTTTTGGTAGGTAGTCAAGTACGCATTCGAGTCCGAGCGCGTTGGCGTTAGCGGTGACGATGTTTAGGAAGGCGACCATTCCTTTTCGGTTCGCTGTTGGATGTTTTTCTGTTGCCAAGAACGAAAGATCGACTGCTCTTCCGCAGGCGTGGACGGACAAATTATCGGATCCGCGCATGTTTCGGATGCCCCAGCTCCCGAAGTTGTAGAACGCTCCGTCGCTGTAGCGGATTGCTTGTCGGATCCATTCGTCCATTCCTTGCCGAGGGCCAGCTGCGGCTCCGTCGGAGTTCCCTGTGTACGGTCGGGAGTTTGGGATTTTAGGATTTGCTGGAATCACTTCTTAGGTTTAGACCTAAACACATTGGATGATTCTCCGCCCTGTTTAGCGTTCACTCCGTTGCCGATTGAGTAGCCGATAATCATCGTAAGCATTGGGACTCCTGATGCCATGTCGATCTTGTCGGCGATCATTAACGCAGTAAGACAGAGCAGTCCTACTAGCAGGATGACAAACTTTGGAAGATTATTGACTGTCATGGCGTAATTGTTGGTGGATCAATAGCAAGTTCGGTTGCTCTAGCCATTGTTGCGGTTTCTGTTGGCTGTAGTGCAGGATCATCCATCCATTCGAGGCAGTAGTAGCCGTCACCGGGTTCGTTGTATTTCCATGTTGTGCCCGGTGCAAGTTGGCGTGTGGCGTTGCCGATCTGTGTGTCAATTTGTTGTTTGGTTGGTGCGGCCATTATGCAACCTTGTCAATCTGGATAGTTGAGTAAACCTCGCTTACGCTGGCAATGCTTGTGGGATTACCAAAACCAAGATTCGCGCGCGCTGTTGATACATAATGCTGTAACTCAAAGTTTTTGTTGCCTGTAATTGTAAAGTGACCAGACAAAATGCCCCTAGTTTGCACAGCGCTTGAGCCGTCGTATTCTGATGTGCCTAATGCAACCGTTGTGCTATCTGTTGTGTTTTGCAACCTGATCTTAAACAAGTTGCTTTCGTAACACGGCGCGGATGCTGTCACAATGTAGGAACCAGCAGGCAGTGTGATAACGCTGGATGCAATAGAGCAGCCTGTAATGTTGTTCACAACTGTCGTATTGAGTGTGCGTTTAACAAAAGTTGTTGCAGTGCTTGAGCCGCCGTTGGTGCCGCTTGCTTGAGTCTCGTTAAAGATCGCTGTAGTAGTGCCGCTTGCTGCAAAAGTAAAGTTGGCATTTAGTGAAGCGGCGGTCAAGACTTCGCCAGCGGTATAAGTAGTCAATGGCATATTTCTATCCTAAAACATTTTCTTCGTCAAGTGTGCCATACACAATGTCATTCAAAATGAGCTCATAGACAATGGTTGTCGGTGAAGTAAAGTAGGTGACTGCGTGCCCAGCGGACAAAGTAAGCCTGTGCTCGAGTCCTTCAATGGTGAGATCTTGTGCGAATTGTGTCGGCCCTGCCGAAGTGGTAATTGACTTTTGGATGTTTATGAGGTCGCCTACATCAAGTAGGGCAAGTGTTTCTTGATCGGCTGTGGACAGTCCGGGGAACTCGGTACCAAGGAAGTTAAAGCGGGCTTCGGGATCTGGGCTGATTAGGTATTCGGCAAGTGTCAGAGCTGCGGCGTCATTGTGCAGGAGCGAGTCAGTGATAGATCGAGTCTGCACAAGGTAAGCGGCTTGACTAACTAGGTCTTCTGCAACTTCTGGAGTGTTCTCTCCAACGCGTGCGACCGATGCGCGGTTGATGACGGTGTCCGCTTGAAATGAGATGTCTATAGCGGAGTAGCCAATTTGTGTTGCTGGGTTTGTGTCGTGGAACTCGGCGACAGGGATTCCGAGTGTCTGTCCAATCCGCTTCTGGAAGGTAATTGTCCCTTCTCGATCTACAAAAATTCTTCCTTGCTCCGCTTCATTAATTTTGTTGGCATAGGCGGCAACGGAGACGCCGTTGGAGACCGTGTAGGCGGCAGATCCGCCAAGAGTGGCAACGCCTGTCTCAATGCTTCGCGCGCCTTTATAGTCCACTTCTGGCAGATCTAGCAGTTCATCAAAGCGCGCGCTAGATAACTGCTCGGTGACATTCCATTCAGCAAGAAAGGTCTGTCCCAGCTGGTAGGAGAAGTCCGCGCAATTTACGGTCACTGTGTCAAGACCGCCAAGCGTAAAGGTGTAGTCGTAATTTACGATGTAGCCCACCCACAAATACTTCTTTACATTGAGCGAGTCATAGCGTGAGAAGCGGACTTCTCGAAGCGGTGCAAGTCCGGGCTGGTTGTTATTGGGATCAAAATATGGGGAAGTGGTGTCGAAAGGATTAAAGACTCCGTCTGCAAAAGTGTCGTTTAATGTGAAGTTCATAGTCCCATAAGCAAATTGGTCGCCAGTGTTAGCGCGTCCGCGTTTTGCACTAAGAGCAATAGTGCCATTCATGACCGAGGCAAATTGCGATGTGCCGTCAAGGACATATTCGGTATTGTCTAGTTCGCCTTTAAGAGCGTCGTCAAGTGTGAAGGCGTCCCAGTCGTAACCTGTATCTATTTCTAAGTCGTAGTTACCTGATCCAATTACCGCTACTCCAGCCATTAAGCGACCTGTATGTTCGCGGGGCCGTTCGTCCGATTGAATGCTCGAATGGCGTTCACGACTGCCGTTCCAATGTCGGAGCTGGAGCCAAGACCGCCGTTGATGTTGATGGTGTAGTTTCCGCCCATCCCAGAATTGCGTCCCGATAGGGGGATGACCGCTTCAGGGCCGCGCTCGCCGATCATTGCAAGCGTTGGCCCTGTCACGATCCCGCCTTCTGCAAGGTAAGGAATGTTAGGGACGGAAAAGCCTTTGCCGCCTAGACCGATGACCCATGAAGGGAACTCAAAAGACAATTTGCCAACAGTGTTATTCCACATTTTTGCAATGCCGTTGAAGAGTGTTTTAAAGATGTTGTAGACGCCTGTGAAGTAAGTAGTGAGTCCGTTAAAGACTGCTTTGCCGCCGATGAGCATGGCATCAAAGACGGTGTCCACTATTTTTCGGACTATGTCAAACTTGAAGTAGAGCGCGACAAGTGCGGCGATGACTAGGGCGATGCCGAGAGTGATGAATCCGACCATCGCAAGCTGCGCGGCGGTCAGACTTAGCGCGAACAAAGTGTTAATGACGGTAGCGATTCCGACTGCCGCATTAAAGAGCAAGACCGCTGCCGAGACTCCAGCGATCGCCCCTGTAATAATAAGAAGAGTCTTCGTGTTTTCTTGTGCCCATCCTGCGAACTTAAGTAAGACTGGCAGGATGGCTTCGACTACTGGGAGCAGTGCTGCACCGATTGATTCTTTAGTTTCCGCTAGTGCTATTCCGAGACGCTTCATTCCACCTTCGGCGGTAGCGGCTGCGGCGTCTGATGCTCCACCGAAAGATCCGCCAAGCACATTCATCACATCTTCAAGGGATGCACCGTCTTTAATCATCGCCTTAATTTCTGGACTAAGTGCTTGAAGACCTTTCATGTTGCCGCCGTAAGCCTTGGCAAGAGCATCGGAGACAGTCGCAAGGTCTTTACCTGATCCCGCAGAGATGTCTTGTGCAAGTGCTAAGGCTTGATTGGCGGTTGTAATGTCTTTGGTTCCGCGCACAAGTGCTGCGAATGCCGGACGAAGCTCACTGTCTGCCACGCCTGACGCAAGACTCATTTTTGAGATCATGTCTTCCGTAGATTTAACCTGTGCGTCAGTTGCCCCAGTAACATTCGTGAGAGCGAGCGCAAGCTGTACCTGTTCGGCTTCGTCTTCCATCGCCGCTTTTGTAGCACCGACTAAAGCAATCCCAATTCCTGCAATAGCAGCGGCAGCCGGAAGCGCGGCTTTCTTCATGGCAAACGACGCTTTGGCGGATGCGCCCTCAAGTTTCTGAAATTCCTTGACTGCGCGCTGGGTTCCTTTTGCGTCAAATTCTGAGACGATTGGAAGGATAACGCCCATTACTGCACCCTTAGATTCTGCGACATTTTGTTTGCTACCTTGTCCACAATTATTCCCATTTGAGTGTCAAGTTCGGTTTTGTTTTTTTCATAGGCAGGCCACATCACGCGCGAAGGCGAACCGTATTTGCTGGACAGTGCTGCACCCATTGCGCCCGAGTCTGCAAAGTCAAAGACCGAAGCCGCGCCGCCAGTCCACTTGACTACGAATGTTGAAAGGTTTACTTTTTGACCTGCAAACTCTTTAATGTTTTTGGTGTTGATTGATGCTTTGATTGAGTGCGATTCAGGCCAAGGAAGAATCTGGTAGGAGCCTTTAGTCGGTGTCCATCTTCGAGCCCAGCCTGAAAGTGGAAGTCCTAAAGGAATTGCCGATTCTGCGTCTTGAATTAGCGACGAGGTTACGCGCTTGTAATCTTTAGTAATCTCGCGCCGAAGTACCTTGTCCACTTTGTTAAGTTCTTTTAATGCGTTCTTGAGCCCATAGATCTCAACCTTGGTATCTACTGCTCCGGGCATTATGACCTTCTCTTGTTTTGTTTCTCAATGACTTTAATAATCGTAGTGAGATCTCGAGCATCAAAGGTGTCAGAGTAAAATTGCGGAGCCCATCCCGTCGCGACTACCAGCTCGGCTAGTTGCCGTCGGTAGCCGCGTCCGTAGGGTTTGGGTTTGTCTCATCTACTACAGGGATAATCTCCATGTCTGGATTTTCCTCAACCCACTTCTGCCAAGTGTCAGGAAGTTTTTCACCTTTAAGACAAAGCAAAGTCCACGCCCAGCAACACCAATCGGAGACGCCCGGCTGAACTCCATCACCGAGGCGGCGATTCATTAGTCGTTCCCATTCAGTCCATGAGAATAGATTTGTGTAAAGGAACTCTTCTTTGCCGTTCCTAATTACTTTGATCTTGATCTTCATTTTGTTTCCTTTCGTCGGGCCAAGGAAGGCCGTTATTTACGGAGTGACATCCACGCTGTAGACGCCGCCCATCGTAGTTATATCAATGGACTGGAGCTCTCCAAGCGATGCCGAGATCACTGGCAAAGACTCAAGATAAGTATTTGTCAGAGTAAACGCGGGGTTCGTTGCCGAGTCCGCTGCGGAAGTTGGCTTGACGGTGACATTGAATTTTGTTCCGACAAGTGGTGCAAGTGTGGCATAGGTGGCACTGGCGGCGTAACTAAGGAAGAGTGTTACGGTCAATTCATTATCCTCGAGGCCCGCTGTGAAAGTGTTTGAAGTGTTCCCGAAGACCGTGTCATTTAGCGCGGTGACAGTTTTGGTCAAGACTGCCGAGGTGCACCAACCGGTCAAATCGACTGCGCCGAATTTGACTTCTGGGTTTGAGAGGATTGTTGAAGTTGCCATGATGAGTTACTCCTTGGAAGTGTTGGTTTTAGTTTGACACATAATGAGATGCAGAGTGTGGATTAGGCAGTCTGAACTACCGTCGTCACGGAAAGCTCATACGCGGGGAGCGTTGAACCGCCGATGTCTAGGTTCGTGGGGCGTCCAGATACGACGCCGATATTGAGTGCGTAAATCTGGGCAAGGATATTGAGCAGGCTTTTTTGGGCGTCTAGGTTGCCCGGGCCGAGCGTGATGATCTGAAGAGTGAAGTTGAGTTTTGCGACATTGTAGTTGTAGCCATCTATGGAGTCGATATTGACAAAGACGGAAGGTGGCGAGATGTTGCGTGGATCGTTGTTTACTTGGAGACCCTGCACTGTGGAAAGCTTTGCGACTAGATCATCAAAGCCTTCGTTGAAGAGATCTGTGTAATTAGGTACAGCCATTAGGCGACCTGCGGACGATCAATTCCAAGGAGCTGTCTGACCATTCCGTTTAGACCCATCACTGGAACTGTCCCCATATTTTGGAACGAAGAGAACTGATCAATAGATCCGCGTTGTCGATAATAGCTTCCGCCGAGCATCTGGGTTCCGAGGAAGACATCTTGTGAGGGAACGGTCGTGAGTGAGTCCACATAGCCCGCTTCCATTCTTCGCCTCCACGCGAACTGTGAAGCTGCACTGGCGCACACTGTTAGGAATGCGGCGTCTCCAGCTGTAGCGGTTCCGATACCAAGCCAGTCTTCAATGTTCGCAGCCGTGATCCATGAGCAGACTTGAGTAATTGTCAGTGTGCCGGAAGAGGCAACGCGCGCGACATCATCGGCAGTCTTCGCATAAAGCACTTGATTAGGAATTGAGACCGCAGGATCAAAGAGCAGATCGCCTTCGTCATCCGTACCTAAGAAGGCGTAATGCGGTAGCGCGTAGACAATGTAGGTTCCGTTAAAAGTTGCATCGACTCCAGTGATGACAACGCTCGCGCCGACTTCAATCTCGGCTTCTGTAAGAAGTTGTAAGACCGCGTAGTTATCGGTGAGCTGTTTATGTGTGACCGTGTAGGCAGCCATAATCTCGGCTTACCTTTCCTGTCTCGGGCTTACGCCTGAGGGATCAGCATGAATTGGTTAGCGTCAATCATTTTCGGCGCGAAGTAACCTCTAAAAGCAACATCGCGTGAAAGTGTGGAGGCTCCTGCGCCGATGTCGGCAACAATTGCACCCTTTTGCTGCTCATAACAACGAAAAGCTCCAGTCGCAGCTGCGCCGACAATCGTTGTTTTTGCCGCAAAATTTGTATCAACTACAAGACGAAGTCCGAAAACTGTTGCATCGCGTGAGCCCGGGTTCATTGTGCCAAATGCGTTCATTGGCCCGACCTGTGGGAACAAAGGACGATCTGATGTGTCTGCAAGTGATCCGAGTTGTGCGAATACATCGCCAGAAACAAAGAGATGATCTGGAAGGTAGTTGCCATTAGCCAAGATGGTATTCGCGCAAGCGTAAACTTTTGCAACCCAGTCAGCAGGATCAGTTGGTGCGACATTGCCTGTGGTCTGAACTGTGCCAGTCTTTAATGCGTCTGCTGCGACATCGTCGGTAAACAATGCGTATTTCTTTGCAAGGTCTTCAAGCAGTGCGCCGAGAACCTCTGGATCTGACCAATCGATTGAGGCTTCTGACAACTGAACATAGCCACCGTAGATTGCTTTAGTAACTTGGATGTCATCGACAATAAACTGTCCAGCGGTGATTGTTGCGTTCTGTGTTTCAGGCCCACCGATTGAAGTATGCGTTGTAATCTTCGGAACGATAAAGATTTTTCCGCCTTGTGGCATTGCGCGGACACCGATTGCATCTACAACTGGACGCAAGCCTTGTATCCCAGAATAGATAGGAGCCACGATTGGAGTTGGCATGATGCCGTCAAGATCAGCGGTTGTAACTGATGGTGCAGCTGCGCGAAGACGGGCGTTAAACTCGGCTGCGACTGCGCCACCTGCAAATTGTGCTGCAATCCATTCTCCCGCGGATGGCATCTTAAACTCTTGCTTCGCAGTTGCATAGATTGTTTGAGTTACTTTTGATGCTTCAATTACTGCTGGGGCTTCGATTGTTTCGTTCATGGTTTCTGTCTCCTGTTGAGGTTCTTCTTGAATAGTAGTTGGTTCTTCTTCTTCGGGTGTGGATGCCGCGACTTGCTGGATCGGCGCGTCAAAGGCTC